ATCAAAAGATAACTGCATTAAGTTTTCTAAGAATACATTTTGTTCTCTAACACACTGCCAATATTTAGCAGCTTTAGTTGGATACTTTGCATCATTTAAAACAGAAAATTGCATTTCAGTTTCGGTTCTAAACATTTGTTTTTTAGTCCAAGTATCTCTAAGTTCATCTGTTAATCCTTTAAATATTTTTACTTCTTCTGGATCTAAAAGATTATTTAGATTAGGTGCTTCTTTCTCAATTAATGCTTTTATATTACGTTTATTATCTGACATATTCCTCCTATACTTTTTGTATTAATTGTTTTATATCTTCTTCTAGTTTTTTACCAACACTATTGGCATGATTAATAATCGCAGCACATAGATTAGCTTGATATTTAAAATCTTTAAGTGCTTCTCTTATTTTACCTACAGGTTTTCCACCATAATCTATTACTATAGAATTTTCTTTATTTAATCCTATCTTTAATTCAAATAGTAATCCTGTATGTTTTTGTATTTTATTTTTTTCCATCAGACACCTCAGTATTTTGCTTCTTAACAAAATCTGCACCAATGTTAGGATCCAACTGATTTAATGTTGCAAGCATATTCATTATCTTAACAACTTCAGCATATGGTTTACTCATTAAATATTTCATAATCTCTGTAAGTTGTACAGAATTTATTAAATAAGTTCTTGGGTTTGTTTGTGTCGTCTTTTGTTTCACATTATTAGCCATTTTTCTTTCTCCTTATTATTGTTGACCTTTAAATTGATAATACTTATCTTCTATTAAATCTTCATCAGATAGATATGGATTAGTATTAGTTTTTTTATCATAGATTTCTTTTAAATCTCTGATAGTTTGATTGAGAGTTCTGCCTTGTCTTAAACATCCACAGACTAAATCTTCTACTTCTATTATTGCTTGTTTAACTTGTCCCATTACTGACCTCCTTTATTAATCTATTTAAATACCAATTAGCTTTTTGTAAATCTTCTAATGGTTCTCCTTTAAATTTATATCTTGAAACATATTTCAAAACATTTCCTTTAAGGTACCCATGATATTCATCATTAGTCATACAATCACGTATAACTTCTATAGTTTCTTTCTTACCATATTTATAATGAGCAGGTGAATTAACATTATCGTCTGCCATATTCCCTCCTAATTGCTTTGATATCTACAGTTTCTAAATTATAATGACCACCTTTAACTTCTCTTTTAACTATCAAACCACTCCACCACATATGCTGAGTATCTCTAGCAAAATGTTCTGTGTGATTTAAATAACAACCAGCAGATAAAGCATGTAACTTCTTACCACTAGGTAATGTTGATACAGCATAATCTAATAAATGACTATGACCTACTGTTGCAGAAACTTTATGTTTATTTAATATACTTCTTGCAATATTGTCACCAGATATTGCTGATCCCATAATACCAGATGGTAAGTGATGTGAATAATGTACACCATCAATTACTTTTATGGCTTTATAAGGTACTTCTCTCCATCCATACTTCTTATAGTGAAGATCTTTTATACTTATAGATCCATCTAGTTCTGGATTTTCATCTACAAACCTATCAATTCTATCTTCATGATTACCATGAAGCATAATCTTAATTGGTTTATGACTACCCAAACCTTTATTAAATAAAGATAAAGCATGATGTGAATGCTCCATATCTTTTTGATATCTTCTACCTTCAAATGATTTCTTACCTCTATCATATGTAGATAAAGAATCCATACTACAAAAGTCACCCATGCATATTACATGTGTAGCCTTTATATCTGCAGCCATTCTTCCTGCCCACAGAAATCTATCATTGTTTGCTTTAGGTGTACAATGAGGATCACCCATTACTAAATGTGTTGCCATTAGTTTAACTCCTTGTCTCGTTTCTTTTTTAAAAATTCAATAAAATCTATAACGTTATCATCATTATCAAATTCAGCTGTAGAATTTATTGGCATACTTTTGTTGCTTTTTTTGTCGTCAGCAAATCCTCTTAAACCATACAAGAAAGTTGTATGTGGATCTGATGTCGCCATTTTAATCATTCCCCTTGCAATCGTTGAACAGAGTTCATATTGTTCAGTAGACATTTTGGCTTTACTATCCATTACTATACCACAGGTAAAGCCTTTTTCCCATGGAGTGACTAAAACTTTTATTGAGTTTAACACATCAAACTTTTTATCCTTTGTCATTTATACCAATACCTTTCATAATTTTCATTATTATATTCTACAACTTTATGTTCAAATCCTCTCTTCATACTTTTTTTACCAAAATCTTCTGCTTCTTTTTCATTATCAAATACTACATTTGTAAATATTCTATACTCTTTATCTTTTTTCTTTTTAAATATTACAAAGTATAACATCATTATGGGCAAACGTGATGGGGTACTGATGGAGAATAGACCCCTCAAAACTATCCCCCATCATTCGCTAAAGTCTTATCCTGTTTAGGATTATTCACTTCAGTATACCAAACCCATTTAGGGTTTTTACCTTGCGATTGCTGCTGTGGCAACAACTGCAATTTGCTTCCCCAACAAGGAAGTTTGTATGGGCAAAAGGAACATACAAAGCCCAAAACTTTATTACCTGTTTTCTTTGTTCTAAATGTTTCTTCAATATCTGAATAACATCTTTTAAAAGGTTTCTTATCAGTAATACTTTTCATGTTATCTTCAGCATTCTTAATTGCTGTAGATTTATATTCATCATCTGCTAGTGGTGCCTCACAAGTTAGCCATTCACCAGTAGATTTATTAATTACAATCCACCCACCAAATGGTACCTTCTCACTTTCACTATATAAATATCCTTGTGATGCATAACCAAACGCATCATCTTTTATAACTTCTTCAAAGCCACCTGCTGGTCCAAATTTCTTTTCAAAGGAATAAGGTGACGCACTCTTAACATCCCAAATTTTCTTATCAATCTTGACATCATACCTTCCTTCAAGTGTTGACCCATTAAAGTTATACTTAACACTTTTCTGCTCATCTTCTATCTCTACTCCTGCTGATTTCATTACGAATATTGCTAATGCTTCAATCAAATCTCCAAATGTATTTCTCATCTTAGCATTATATGGTTGACCTTCACCTTTAATATTCTTTGCTTCCATTTGTAATTGGCATAAAGGTCTACCTATATTAGACATTCTAGGTTGAAATCCTGTTTTACGTTCTTCTGCAAACTGTTTGCGTAAGGCACTTTTACATGCCTCACCAAACTCTTCAACAAGTTTATCAGAAATTTTAACAGGTTCTTTTGAAACCTGATTCAAATACATTTGAACTTTGTTAATTATATCACTCATTAATTAGACAACACTTCAACTGGATCTTCAACTTGTTTAACTACCTTTGCTGACTCACCATCAGAAGATGTAGGTTGACCTTTCTTGGCAGCTTTATAAAGATCAACAACTTCAGCATTCTCTGTATTAATTATATCTTGAAATACAGTTAATGTTTCCATATCTTCTTTTGACATTTGTAGATTAGCATCAGCATTAACAGAAATTTCTGGAATGTAAAATACATTACCACCTTTTTTCTGTCTTTTAGAATCAATTGAAAACGTAGTAGTAAACATAAGTTTCTTACGTTTATTAACTTGATCCAATGCAGAACCTACAGGTGCAAAGGCTGTACCTGTAACTCTCCAAAGAACAGGTAGATTAGCTACTTCATGGTCTTCACCATTAGCTTTCTTACCTTTAAATGATAAGATACCATACAATAATCTATAACATCTTATAGTTCTTTGTTCTGCTAATTGTTCTGGTGTAAGAGATGATCTTTCCTTAAATGGAATCTTTCCACATCTAGTACCACCTAGTATATCTATCGCTTCTTCTTTCCAATTCTTAAAAATAATAGAACGATTTACATACTCTCCTTTTTCAGGATCATAATGCATGTACTGCATTGCACTGATAAAAGGTCTGAAGGTAACAGGTTTGCCAAAAACATTTTGACCTACACTTGAATCATAAGTGAACAAGTGTCCTACTGGTAATTGATTACCATCGTCATCTTCAGGTGAACGATTGATTCCAAGTCTTGGTATACTTATACCACTACTAGAACCATCGTCCTGTCCGATAGCTTGTTTAATCTGCTCATCAGACATGTTATTTATATTTGCTATTTCATTATCCATATAGCCTCCTTAATTGTTGGATACTGTATATCATATTTTTAGTCATTTGTCAAGTGTTATTTTTATAATCCTCTAATAAAAAATCCTAATAAAACCCAACCTATTATACCATATAATATTATTTCTACAATCAACATACTTTAGTCTCCCCATCAGTAATCTCATATGGAAGATTTTCCATACGAG